AAGAATTATGAATTGGAAACCAACAAACATTAAAGGATATTCAGTTAGTGACGAAGGTCAAATAAAGAATGAACTAACTGGAAAAATATTATCTCCATTTAAGAATAATATGGGATATTATTTAGTAAGCATACAAGATAAAAAGTATCTTGTACATAGATTAGTAGCAGAGGCGTTTTTAAATAAACCTAATAAATGTAATATAGTAGAACATAAAGATGATGATCCCACAAATAATTGTGTAGATAATCTTATGTGAAGTACTCAGAAATTGAATTTAAATAGGCAAGGAAGGCTTGAAAAGTTAAAAAGGTATTATCAGTCCAATGAATGAAAAGAAGCTAGAAAAAAGGCTTTAGAAACAATGAAAGCAAATGGATTTAAAAAGACTAAATCAGATAAGCAAAAGGCTAAAGAAGCGGCCAGATTAGATAGAATATCTAAAGAAAGAGAGAATATAAGACCTACTCTCGACCAACAATATGATGCGTTTATTAATCCTTTAATTGATTTACTTAAATCTGGATATAGTTTAAAGAGAGCTGCACAATATTTTGGAATAAATGATACTACTGGCATTACTTATTTTTCTAAAAGATATTATGAAGAAACAGGAATTAAACTTATTACATATAAGATTAAAAAATCGTCGTTTTCAAATGCAGAAAAATTAATGAATAAAATTAAAGAATTATATAATCAAGGTTTAACTGTAGAGGAAATAAGTGAAGAAGTAAACAGATCAGTAAATATTGTTAATAAATATATAAAACTATGGAAGATTCATATTTAAATAGAATTGCGGATATTAAAGAAACAATTAAACAAACAGAAGAGTATATTAAAGAATTAGATAAATGAATACTCGAATGTAAAGAAGCTACTAAAAGATTAGGAGATATTATAGATAGAGTATTAGCACAAAGAGATTTTACATTTATTTCAAAATTTGATTAATTATGGATGATTTTTTATTTAAAAAGCTTAAAGAACTAGAATATAGAATAGTTCAATTAGAAAACCAAAACAAAGGGTTAGTTTGGGAAGAAGTAGAAGAAAAACCAGAGATTCCTAACGCAACATATATTGACTAATATGAAGTACTTTACATATAAATTATGCTTAAATGGAGTAAATTACGTTTATGTAATTCCCGAAAATAGTAAATTCTTAGTAGATTTACAAACTGGAGAATTAATACCTAAAGATGAGAAATTATTTGAGATAATGGAATAAACAAAAAGGAGGGTTATTTGCCCTCCTTTTCTTTTTTATTAAACCTTTGATAATTACTTACTGCCGAATGTATAGCTTTATGACATACTGAACATAATGTTATCAAATCTTCCAAATGGTCTTGCTCCTCATATAAATTGTCATACCTCTTATGATGTACCGATAATGACCTGTTTCCGCCTTCCTCAACGCATCAATTACAAGTTTGGCAGTGGTAGTTATCCCGCAACAAAACTTGCTCTCTAATAGCCTTAAATTCCTTTGAGCGGATATATCTCTGGTACTTTAAATATTCTTCACTTCTTACTTTCCTCTTAGTCTTATGAAGCAATTTACTTGATTTGGAATCCATAATTATATAATAGTAAATTTCTGTCGTCTTTGCATCCCGTCTTTATTCTTTAATCCCAAGTGTATTCAACTAGCTATACCATTCCTAGGCCTTTCATATATCAACTGGTCGAAATCAAATTCTTCAATAGCTTCAGCAATCCAACTTTGGAATACTTTCATATTACCATTAATTGGAGATATATCTGCTGCATACCCTGTTAAATGAGCAGAAGTTGAGGATCCTCCTACTGCTTTATTAAGCTCCTTATTCCTAAAACCAGAGGAAATCCTGATGCCTGCATTGCCAAGCTGATTGTCATCACAATACTTTGCCCATCTCTCTCTTATTGGGTCTAAAAGCTTCTCGACCAACTCTATCAGGTGCTCTGTTATACTCTCATCTGGAGTGTTATTTATATGCTTAATTGAAGCAGTATCAGATCTTGTTAATTCTTCGAGTGTGAAATACTTCATTATTTATATGAATTATGCAGTTTATAAAGATAAATAAAATAGCACACTGCTCCAAATAACGTTAAACTAATAGTAATCCAAAAAGGAATTACTTTAATTAACAAAAATGCAATCATTAATAGTACAACTACTATTACATATTTTAACCAATATTTCATATTATATTTTATTTAAAATTATACTTATCTGTATTCCAGCTCTTCTTAGATGTACTCAAGTATCATAAGGCATAGGTGTATCACAGAATGACAAACCTAAAATGCCAATATCTTTATCCTCAGTCTTTAAATAAAATACTGCTATTTCATTCACTCTGTTGGATTTAAATGCATAATATAATCTTGGATCATCTGCTTCTAAACTGTCTATATTACCAAACCATCCATCATTCTTAGAAAACTCTATAATTGAAGTATAGTCAGATAACAGGAAATCTTTATAATGGCTACTTACAGATCGTATTCCTGGTTTAACTTCCTCGGCATTCATTACTCCATAAGTAAATGGAAGTCCTCCTAATCCAGTAGTTCCATTATGATATTCAATAACCCAAGCTCTATCAGCATTGGTACTTTGAAGCAATTCTTTAAGCTTATATTTAATCTTTAAAGTTGCTTCATTTCTTGCAATAGTTTTAGAATTGTGAGTTTGTTCAATATAGGTTACAACCTTATTATAAACAATAGAGGGATTAAGTGTAATAACCATTACATAGGATATAAATATTAATCCAATCCCTGCTTTAAATATCTTTAGTAATCCATATTTATCAACCCATTCTAATACTTTGCCAAACCAATTTAATTTATTTTCCATTACATATCATCAGTGCAAGTACCCAGTGTGTTGTCAACTTGGAAATCAGCTCTAACAAACACTCCGCAGGTAATATCTTTGAACTTTTGATAGAATGGAGTATAAATTAAAGGATAAGCTATTTCAACTTCTGGATATAGGTTATTAAAACGATTAATTATATTTTGCAGTGCAAGCATACCTGCTGACTGTTCCTCCAATTGGTTGTTATCAGTTTCATCCCATCTTGATACGAAGTATAGGTTTAAAGAGTAAGTAATAGTATCTTCATCTACACTAAAAGTATTAGGTGTTATATAGAACACATTATACTCAATAGTTGGTAAGCTATTTAACTCATAAATGTCTTTACTTCCTACAAAATTGATGTTTGGCTCTTCTAATGCACAAGCTTTTAAATTGCTAATTATCTCAAAATATGTCATAGTTATATATATTTAAATGTTAATCCGCTAGCAGTTTTAGCTCTATGAGTTAATACATTAGATATAGACGTTCTAGTTATATTTAATTGTTTAGCTGCCTCCTTAACTGATTTATAATAATTTCCATTACTATCAATAATAGGTCTAAATTTAGCTTCCGATATATGCTTTTTATGCCCTTCAGATAACTTACGACCTTTTACACTACCACCTTCTCCTCCAGGTTTTAAATTTAAACATCTGGCATCACAACTTCAGCAATCTGAAAGAATATCTTTCTCCCGTATACAATTATTATACTCAGTATCATTAAATTCTAATATAACCTTATTGTATGTTACTCCCTCTATTTTGCCATATCTTTGATAATATTTTTTAAGTATTATACCTGAACCTGCATAATCATCATTATAAGGATCATTAGATGTTTTATGTTTACCTATATAATATTTACCTTTTAGATTACCGACTAGTGGCTGTATTTCATAAATATAGTAGGTCATAATTACTTACTCTTTTTATTATTACTTGAAGGGAAATCATAAGCTCTTTGAAGAGGTCCCTCTCCAGGTTTAACGCTCCATCCTTTACCTCTTGCTCCACCAAGCCAAATATTGCAAGATGAGCTAGAGTAAAGATTAGGAAACATATCCTTTAATGGCTTATATGTATAAAGCTCAGGGAATTCGTTATAATATGTAATTATAAAGTCCTGTAAACGAGTCTTAAAGAAATCCGCCTTATCTCTATAATACTTCTTAATTTGATTTACTTGACTTGCTTCAGCAGCAATATCTTTCTCATCATCAGTTCTCATAACTCCAAAATTACCAAGCTTATAAGATATAGGAATTACTATCTCGCTAAGTACTTGATAAAGTAAATAAGGCTGAACATAATAGTCTAATAGCTCTTTATATCTGTAGTTATCAGAATCATCAATAGAATCACTTGGAAGTGGCTCAGGAGGTTCTATTGGATGAACTGGAGTATGAGGATCAATCCAATTAATACATTTCTTTTGTAATGCTTCTAATAGCTTAGTACCAATAGTTGACTGAAGCTCTACATCTTGGGCACTTGTGATGGCTGCTTGTAAATATTTACCCGATATATTGTTATCTAATGTAGAATTTGACTTTATATAGTCTTCTGAAATAAGCAGTACATTTCTATAGTTAAGTTGTTCCATCATAAATAAATTTATTGTTTTTATAAGGTCTATTTTCTTTTAAAGCTAAATATAATCCAGAACGTTCTCCATTAACTGATTTAACAGCTTCTTTCATTGAATTATATCTTGCAATAAAATTCCCATTCATATCAAATCTTAATATAGGCTTAACTCTAGTAATTCGTCCTTTGGAAGCATTTCCAATTTTAATAAGTGTTTCCAAAGTATAGATTCCTTTCTTTCCTTTATTCCAGGGTGTTTTACCTTTTTTAGAATTTGACATTTTTGCTCTACTCTCATTAGAAAAAGAATACCCGTATGTACCTTCTCCTCCTGATGTTATATTGTAACCATTTTCAGGAGTATTTGTTTTATATTTATGTATCAATATTCTCTCTAACGTCTTAGCGCAAGCTTCTGGTAAATTATCTTTAATTATGATATGTTCAAATCCATCTCAGCTATATTTTTGTATCGCTTTATAAAAGTAAGCTTGAGTAGAGTATCCATATCCATTTTTTCACCTAGCTTGCGCACTTTGTCCAGTAATGCCAAAATATAGCTTATTGTTATACTTATTTATATGGCAATAAACAGTATAATTATTCAACATTTTGTTTGCTATCTTCTTGTCCATTTGGAGTTAAGCTAAAAGGAGTTATAGTTATTGAACCTTTCATTCCAAATATCTTATCAAATGTATCTACTATTTCGACCTGAATTGGTCTAACTACTGTACGATTATAAAGTTTAAAAGCTTCATTAAATTCTTGTTCGTTGAATCCACTTGAGTAGTTAAGGCCAAAAAGTACACTATTAGCTCTAAATGCGCAGAATATCTGTTCTCTTGTTCTATCAGATAAAGCACTATATTTCTCATCAAAATCATCAGAATCTAAACGCTCAATAGTAGTCTTATTTGTTTCATCATCATTATATGAAATAAGAACTCTACCAGCATTTTGAAATCCTGAGAATTTCTCATTAATATTCATCTCAATCTCTTCTTTAACTTCATCTGTAGGCTGTCCATTATTAAAGTTAATGATAAGATTGCCCATAAATCCGTTATGAAGAGAATTTAGATGGAACTCATTAATATTCTTCTCAGTTTCGCAAGATAGGATAGCTGCACCATAAACAGGGACTGGATATACTTTTCTTGTTATATAGCCCTTATTATAAACAACACTTGTAGGATTATCATCTGAATAATTAAATTTTGGATATTTGATAGCTTTAATAGACCAAGCAGACCAATCATCGGCATAATAGAATACTTCATTCTTTTCATCAGAACGAATCTTCATAAAGTCAAGATGATATATTTCTGAAACTCTACCTACCATATCTCTAATTATTTGTAAAGCATATCCTCCAAAAATCATCTTATCTTTAGATACTTTACGCATAATATCCATAATAGTCTCACCTTTCTTATTTACAGTTACTTCAAATCCTGGTGCATTACATATAACATCATTACCAACAATAAAGTCAGCAGTACCATTAATGATAGATTGAAGAGTAGCTACATTTAAATATAAATCCCATAAATATACAGGATAGCGATTATCTTCACCCCAAGAAATATAGTCCTTACCTCTAACTTTACCTTCTACTGGCAATACGATGTTTGATACAATTACTGGATCAATTGCACTTAATTGTACTTTTGTTTTATTTTCGCTCATAAGCCGTATATTTGTTTTGTTTATCGTATTGGTATTTATTATTCTGATAATCTCCAACTCTTATTAGTCCTGAACTCAATACAGGTATAGGTTTACCAGCAACTAATATCTGTGTTCCTGTAGTAAGAGTATTTTCATAAGTTACCAGAATAACTGGATTACCATATAGCTCTGACTGCATAGGATTATTTACATCTACAATTACTTCAAGTTTATTTGGATTACTAAACAGAATATACTGATATTCACCATCAGACATATCATCAGATAATGTAATATCAAACTTATAGTAGATATTTTCAGCATAATTCTGATTTTCAAGGTCAAATAAATAAACTTCCTTTGTAATCGTATTCTGCATTAACAAAGTATAGTTCATATTTTGCAATGGTTTTACGTTAATTTACATATCTTTTTCTTAAAATATAAAAGACTATGTATATGTATTAACATAAAAATAGGGAGAATAAAATCTCCCTAAATTTACTATGCAGAAGCTAATGTCCAGTTCTTAGATGTAGCTAAAGCTTTTTGCTCTTCTGTAAGAGCTCCATAAACAGTAGAATTAAATGTAATAGTTTGTGTAGAAGTTCCAGTTAAATCATTTGCTTTATTTAAGATATTATCGACTGACTCAGCATTAAGATTTGGTAATCACTGCAAATTAAGATCTACCTTTAAATTTGTAATCCCTCCAAATGTAGTTATAGAAGTCATTTCTCCACCTGTTATTAATTCGCTAAATGTATAGTTATCAACAGCTGTCAAATCTATTTCTGGAATTTTAGTTAGATTTGTACTACCAGTCCAAAAGAATTGTTCTAATGATAATGTACTAGAATTATATCCATTGAATACTATTTTATCACATATTTCGTTGCCATTATATCCATACATAAAGTAAACTAGTGATGCATTAATTCCATTTTTAATATTTACTGTAATTGTACCAGTAGTACTTATGTTTGCATAATATAAAACAAAAGGAATATATAATTCTGTTATATTAAAAACTATATCTTGCAGAGTTGAATTTGGAGATATAGTGCTTTCAAACATACTTGAAGGGTCATTAAACTGTTGACCTGAATTTATTGCTATTTGGTGAATATTAGCTTGTTTAAAACTCTCTTTTGCTAAATAAGAAACAGAAGTATCTAATTTACTACCTAAATCAATATAGCTATCAGGTAAGTTACTATTGTTAAATAAATATGAAATATCTGCAGTACTTGGATTTATAGTTCAATTTAGTTTCTCAAATTGACTATGATGCATATTACAATAAGCAAACGTTAATCCTGTTTTAGTAACATCAAACACCTCACCTCCAGAAATCTGTCCTATCTTATCTGCATAGCTTCTAAAGGTATCTGAATCTGATACAGCAACACCTTTAGCTACAATAGCATCTTTAATGGCACTCTTAGTACCTTCAAGATACGTTAATTTATCAGAAATTGTATTTGCCATATTATATATTTAAAATGACTTTATTCATTTGGAATTTCACCATTAATTGTATCAAGAGTAGTTGAAATATTACCAATCTGAGCTTGAATTGCTGAGATTTCTCCATCTAACTCTGTCATCTTTGTATTATATGCATCTGTAGTTACATAGTTTGATAATTCACTTTTATCTGCTTTAAGTGCAACTTCATCTTTAGTAGCTAATCCAGATACATCAGGAATCTTATTCTCTACAGCTGTAAGCTCTTCTTTAGTAGCAAAATCACTAGTATCAGGAATTTCTGCTTTAGTTGCATAATTACTTAAATCTACAGATAGTTGCAAACCTTCTCCATTTCTATGTAAAGATAGAGGTTGATTAGCTTGGAATACTTCCATCTTAGATGTTTCTAATTCAGTAATATCATTCTTAATTGGCTCTAACTTAGGTTCAAGTATAACATCCAATTGAGAATTAATTTGCTCATCAATTATTTCAACAGCCTTATCTTCAGAAATGTAATTACCTTTAGGTTGAAATCTCGCATCTGCTTCAATCTTTGTATAAGAACCAACTGGAAGCTGAGCTGTCTCAATACCACATTTCTTACTAACATAGAAGGTCTGAGTATTCTTAGTATTCTTTAATATAATCATCGTTATTTAACTTTTATTGATTCTTCATACTCTTTTGAAGCTGTTTTAGCAGTTTCTTTATATTCAGAATCCTGCTCTAATGTTATCTCTCTTAAATGTTCTAAATCACAATTTAATGGACAAATACACTCTTTAAATGAGTTATACCCTTTAATATCCATTTCGTCTTTATAGTTAGTAAGAAGCATATTATCTTCAGGTTTAACTACTTTATACTTTTCTTTAATTTCAATTTTCATAGTGTATTTAATTAGAATATGATATTGTTCATCCTTTAGAAACTATCTGGGCTTTTTGATCTTCAGTTAAAGAGTCAAAGATTACTTTATTAAAAACAATAGTAGGATTCTTAGATGCGTCTGAATATAGTCCTTCTATTATATTATTTATAGATTGAACAGTAAGTGCAGGTAATCCTCCTAAATGCAATGTATATGTACTCATAGTGACTCCCTTCCCAATATTTGTAAAACCTCCAATATCTGTAAGTAGGGTGAAATCTTTAGATTCTTGATCTCTCTCATCATCAGTTCTGAATAAATCAGAAAAATTACTCCAGTTACTTGCATCATATTGCGGAACAGATTGAAGCCTATAACAGTACCTAAACATTTGAGAAACACTAACTTTTTTAGTTGAAGAAAAAGTTATCTGAGGTGCTGTTTTTAATTGTTCTGAATATCTAAATAATCCAGTACAATCTACAGCATTAGATAGATCTAATGGATCTATTTCTGTAGCTCCAATTCCAGATAAGGCACCATACATCCTCTTTTTACCAATAAAAATATCAGGTAATATATATGTTAAACTACGACATCCAGCAAATAAATAATACAAATCAGTATCTGTATTTTCAGTAATATATTTTTGAGCATCTATAGATGTAGTTAACTGATACTGTAATGATGAATCTGCTCTAAATATAGAAGTTTTTGGGTTAGATGAAGTAGGATTTATATATCAACTAATAACATCTGGATTATTACATTCTGTAATTATTGAATTTACACTTCCTAAATATTGTCTTGCAACTGCTTTACGAAAAGTATCATCTATAAATGGAATTGGAGGACAAGGCCAGACTTTGGTACTGCCAACATAAATGGCAGTACCTTGTCTGTTACCTACATAAAATGCTTTTAAATTATCTCGAATATTCATATTACTCTACAATTAAATATTGAGTATTTGGATCTTTACTTGAAATAGCATCATATTCAGATTGAGTTACCACAAGAATAGTATGAACTTGTGGTTGAGTTCCACTTCCATAAGTAACTGGATTAGAAACGCTCTCAATATCTATATTTCCACTACCTAACAAGCTTTCTCCATTAACTGTCTTGATATTTGTTCCACTAACTAAAGTATCTTGTTTATTTCCTAATCCTGCATTTAATTCAGTTTCCGTAACATATTCATCAGGAATAGAAGTTAAAAATCCACTATCATTAGTAAGCTCAGATGTCTTAGTTGGTATACCTAAATCTGATAAACTCTTATTGCCAGATAACTCAACAGAATTAATCTGAGGTTTATTTGTTAACTGAGTATAATCGGTAGTCCCTCCACTACCAGATATTTCAAGATTACCTTCTCCTAAAATACTTTCACCATTAATAGTCTTTATATTAGTCCCAGAGACTAATTGCTCCTGATAACTATGATAACTAGTATCTGCTGATACTCCAGTTGGAGTAATAGTAGTTTGAACTACAGTATGATTAGCTGTAGTACTTTCAAAATGGAAAGTAGCTTGAATATTTTCTCCTGAAACAAAACATACTTCTGGAGCTGCTATATCACCATAACCTAGAATATTTACATAATAAAGCTCAAATGGTGTTTTATTAGCTATAGCATTCTTAACAGCAGCGAAATCTCCAGAAAGATGAGTAGTGGAATTTATAAATAGAAATGGAATATTAGAACCACTTTCAATTTCTATATTACCTTCTCCAAGTAAAGACTGACTATTGATTGTTTTGATATTAGTTCCACTTACAAGTAAATCTTGCTTAGTAGCCATCTCTTTATCAAGAGAATCAATCTTATCTCCATCTTCTTCTTGTTTTGTTTTAATAATTGATATATCTGAAGTATTAGTTGCTACTTGAGTAGATAAAGATTCTACCACAGAAGAATCAGCTTTACCAGCAAGTTCTGTTTTTGTTGCATAATCTCCTACAGGCTGTTTAGTAGCAAGCTGCTCATCAACATAAGTCTTATCTGCTTTACCTGCTAAATCTCCAGAAACCTCTGTTTCAGTTACAAAGTTAGAATCATTAGTAAGCTCACTAACTTTAGTTGGAATATCACTCTTTAAAGCATAATCTCCTTTATCTTGTTTTGCATCAATCTTACTTTGTAAAGAAGATCTTAGAGTCTCAATTTCCTCATTAACTGAATCGTTAGTTGCATAATCACCAACTGGTTGGTATCCAGATAAATCTACAGATAACTGAGTCTTATCTTCATTAAAAGCTAATGGAGCTTGAGGAGCAAATACTCCTTGTTTTTCCTCAAGTTTGGCATCTACTTCTTCTTTAGTATATCCTTTATTAGTAAGATCAACCTCAGTAACTTTAACAGTCATATTACCATTATTTACTAAGATTGCATTAATAACTACTAATACACCATTATCTTGGAAATAATAACCATATAAATCAATAGTTTCGGGATGCTCAATAGTTGCAACAGGAATAACTATAATATCACCTTTATATGTAATCTGGCAGAATAAATAGAAGTCCAGATTAGTTCTAATAAAGTCATAGATATGTTTCTGTCTTACAGGATCATTCTCATCTAAATTAAGTAAGAAATGATTCTCAAAAGCAGAGATTACATTATCTATAATAGATATATTCTTTCCTGCTGTAAGCGTTTCCTGTTTTGAAGCTATCTCTTTATTAATAGCTGTATTTAAAGCATCAATTTCAGCTTTGGTATATTTATCTGCTAATTGTGCATATAGAGGACCATTAACAATACCAGCTTGGTTAGTCTCTGTATTATATATTGGAAGTTCAACTGCTTCTCCAGTTTGATTACCAAATACAGGAGCTAAAGTAACTTTAGATGGGACTGATTGAATATTAATGGCAGGTACGATTGAAGCTGCTCCAGATAATTCAGTTCCATTTAAAGATGGTTTGTTACGAATAGTATTATAATCTGCGGAAATAGTATTCTCTTCAATTACTATACCGTCACCTTGGTTTAATTTATTCTGTTTAGAATTTAATGCACTTTCAGTAGCTTCTTTTGTAAGATAATTATCTTCAACTCATTTTTCAGTAGCATATCCATCTAAGCTACTAATAAACCCACTATCATTAGTTAATTGTGAAGTTTTTGTTGGTATCTCAGATTTATCGGCTTTATTGGCAACTGCATCTGAAATTTCAGTTGTAACCTCTTCTTTAGTTGGATAATCAGCTAATCGTTCAGTTATCTGATTATCAATATTTTCAGCACTTGGAATAGTACTCTTTATTTGCTCTAACTCAGAATTAATAGTAACAATATCTTCAGATGACGCTAATCCCAACTCTTCCGAAGTCATATTACCATTTAACTCAATACTATTGATCTCAGGTTTATCCTGAAGATCAAAATAGCTATTAGTAGCTAACTGAGAACCATCCATAACCTTAACTTCATCATCCTTGTCAATAACAATAACTTTAGTCACATTTGACTTATCTATTGTTTCGACTTCAAGGACATTAAGATAAGGAAGAATTGTCTTTTCAGTTTCGTTTGCCATATTATTTATTTTTATAAGATTCCTCTTGTTCTTTTAAATATCTTTCATTTGTTTCTGCATCAATAACCCTATAAATAGATATATCAAAGGTTAAAGGGCAATATAAAATAGTTGATGCACTATACTCTTTAATATCATCACCTTCTTTATATGAGGTAATAAAATATCCTTCATCAGAGTATAACTTTATAAATATGCTAGTTTCAATATGTAAATGTTCCATTATGCTAATATCCAGTTTTTATTAGTAGCTATTGCTTTCTGTTCATCTGATAATTTTGCCAGATTATTTGCTCCTAAATTTAAAGTCTTACTATCCTCTCCAGTTAAATCAACTAAAGCATTAATTACAGATAATAATGATTCTAGGGTTAAATCACTATGTAACCATAATCCCGCTCTTAACTCTCCTTCTATAGTTAGATTAGTTAACATTGAAGCACCTGCAAATATACCACTATACTCTTGTTCTTGTTCACTATAACTAGATATATTTATAGTAGCATCAGTTAAAGAAGTGCAGTTAGTAAACATATAACCAGCACTATGAAGTGAGCTTAAATTGGATTTAAATGTTCTTAAATTATAACAGCCAGAAAACATCTCTGTTGCATCACCAACATTTGGAAGATCAATCTCAAAAGATGTTAGATTAGAATTTGTGCATTTATGAGATGCATCAACTAAATTTTCCCAACCTACAACATTTGCAGGAACTTCTGCAGCAGTAAAATAAGCTAAGTTAACTACAGCTTGTGTAATATCATAAGTTGAAGAAGTTGGCACATTAACAATTACATCAATAAACTCCATATAATCATATCCATCTGCAGGATGAATCATTGTAGTTCCATTCTCTGTAATAGTAACTTCTCTATGCTCCTCAACTGGAATCTCTACATCTACTTCAATACTTGATAAACCTTGATAGCCAGCATCAGGTTTAACTTCAGTCATTGATAGGTTTTTATCTATTGTTATATGTTTCTCTTGTAAAGTAGGAGTTGGTACTGGAACATTTATTTGTGCAGAAACCTTCTCCATAACATCATAATCTGGATCAGGTAAAATATCTATTAATCCGTTAGATGTAATTGTAATCTCTTTAGTAGCTTGTACTGTAGGAACAACAACATCAACAGATACATTTACTTTCGACATACCATCATAACCCTCATCTGGAGTTACAACGAACTCAGCATTCTGAGTATATTCTACAGACTTCTCCTGTAATTTACATTCTTGAGCAGCTAAAGCTTCAATATCTCTTGAAGTTGTATTCTTTGCTACTTCTGGTGTTGTATATTTAATAGCCATTTTCTATAAAATATAAATAGTTAATTATCTGTCCATAAACAAAATAAGGGGCAAGTAAATTAATACTCGCCCCTCTTCTGTTGTTAAGCACCTACAACACTTTGAATAGCTTCAGCACTCAACTCATAAGGATATGATTCAGAGTCAGTAGCTAAAGTCAGCGTATAAGCGTTCTGATCACCTTTTGCAGTACCAGTAACACCCGTACCAGCGGAAGCGCTTACATAGTCATCTTTTCCTAAGAACCAGTATTTGCCATTAGAATCTTCTACAACAACTACAAGTTGTCCAATAGAAAGAGCAGCAATCTCGATTCTTTTCTTAGTCTCCATCTTTGTAAATACAAGAGCAAGCTCATTACTTACATAGTTGGTTCCTGCAGTTTCGTCAACGTTCAATGTTGAGGTTAGAGAACCAGTACCTTTGCGGAATTGGTAATTATACCATTTAGCATCTGATTCAAGAGTAATAGCTGAGATTTGATTAGTCTCATCATCTACAGTTACACTCTTAACATTATCGTACTGAGTAATCCATACCTGTTTGATACCACCAAGCGAAGATTCGCAATCCAGGGTAATACCAGCGATAGTTATTAAACAAGCCATATAATTTCAATCTTATTTAAAGTTAAACTCTATTGAAATTAGGCTTTGGCACCAAGAACTACCTCATCAGGGAATGCAACCTGTACGCCAGCGTTAAATTCAATAGCTAATCTAAATTCGCGGAAATCTTGTGAATACCACAATTCAAACTTCTCTTCATCGTTCATCATATCGCAACCATAGAAGAAGTTCTTATCTAACTGACCAGCAACAATCTTATCAGTTCCATTAAGACCATTAACAGCGATTACTTTAACCTGCGAACCAGGAAGCATAATCTCACCATTAAGATTCTCACCACTATAGTGGTAGTAGTTCTTAGCAACTAACTCCTGGATAAATTTACGGAAAGTATCACTGCCAACTAAGATAGAAGCACCATCCAGAACCTTCTCAGGAATAGCGTTATAAACAGTCATAATGTCATCATAAGCAGATGCTCCAGTAATTACTACATCAACAACCCCATCAGCAGCACCAAGGATCTTTAACAGACCATCAAAATACTTCAGGTTATTTGTTCCAGAAGCAGTATCACCCTGCCAAATAGCAGTCTCAATAGCAGCCTTAACATTCTCAACTACTGCATTTACGAAATCCTCTTCAAAAGGAAGCGTCTTCTGACCAGCAGCTACTCGTACTTGATACTGAGTCCAGTATTTAAGCATCTCTTTATCACAATATGCCATATTGATCTTAATATTACCAGTAGCTAGAATTCTCTGAGAAAGAGTCTGAGTTCCAGCTTCATCCCAACCACAAGCTAGGCCATCGCCAAACTGAATAGCAGTTGATAACAGGTTAAGAGCAGCACTAGTTTTGATGTCAGTTTGAAGATTGAACAACGAAGCACTCTTAGCCTTTAATACAGCCTCTTTAATAAGAGGAAGACGTCTCTGCTCTACATAAGCAGTAAGACTAGTCATTACAGGACTATTTGCCATAATTTTATAAATAATTTAATAATTAACCAATAAAGTTTTTAAGCTTTTTATCAATAACAGGATTGCCAGTCATTATTGAAGCTTTACCTTCTATCTGTTCCTCAGCTGAAAATGCAGCACTCATTTTGCTCATCTTTTCAACCGTCTTTTCTGTAGCTTCAGATTTACCCTCTAATTCAGCTACTTTCTTAACAAGCTTATCAACAATGTCATAAAGCTCATTAATTTCGCGATGAATTGCATCAATTGCATCAGTTACAGTTTCTTTGTCACCATCAGTAGCTACTTCAGGATCAACTGACTCTTCAGCAGTTTCTACCTTGCGTTTTCCACAAGCAGCATCAACTTCTGCTTTAGCTGCTTCTTCTGGATCAACCTCAGCTTTAGGATCAGTTACAGACTCTACTTTACCGTCTTTAACAACAATCGTCTTTCCATCCTCAGTTACATACTCACCATCCTCAGCAGGTTTGTATTCTCCGTTCTCATCCTGAACATATACATCCATACCAGCGCGTAAGTCTTCATCTGAATCCCAAGTAAGTACTGCCTTATCAGTTTTAATATCACTGAACTTTGCAAGCATTTTAGCCAATTCAAGCTTGATTCTTGTGAATTTGCTCATTTAATTAATAATTTTAATGTTTAACTCTTTTTATCTTCTTAATCATATTAAGGATCTCTTTTATTTCGTCATATTCATCAGACTTTCTCTCTAAAGTAAATAAACCTTCAATTGAGAACCCTTTAAACTTACCAGCTTTAATTGCATCTCAAATAACTTGATTATCTACTTTATAAGTGGCAAATAAAGAACCATCAGGAACATCCTGGAATTCAACTGGAGATATTCCTCTATTAATATCCTTTACATAGATTTCTTGTAGAGTAATTCCATTTAAATCAGAATCTTCTAAATGTTCAATATTTACATCTGTAGTTCTCTTATCATACAGCATCTTCTCTGCCATTTTACGAAGAGTTTCCTTATCATACTGTATGTAGTATTCTCCGAGTTTCTCATCTCGTCTGAAAATTGGAGTATCACTTAACATTAAGCAAGATGTTACTAAATGCTTATCTTCATCCATCGAGAACTTCTGAGAATTACTAAAAGCAACCCAGTTAACTTGTGTAGCTGGTTTACTTGTTAAAGCAACATATTCTATTCCATCACAATCATCAGTAATCACTGCCTGAAATAATGGAAGATCATTATAAGTAATTTCCATTTTTATTAATATATAGCACTTTATAAATTTGTAATATTTTTAGAATATCTAATGTAACCTTTTTACTCATATTTTGTAGTTAATAAGAATAAAAAAGTTACACTAAATATTTTTAGAATGAAGCATTAGATTCAGTAACTGCTACCTTAGTTTGAGCTGAAGTAATGTCAGATTCAACAACATAACACTTAACAGGTTCATTTAAAAGGTCAGTTTCTTTATCTCCAAGTAAGTTTCGAGTATATTCAACAGGAGCTGTATTTAAAGCAGCTGGTGCTGCCACTGCTGCAGATGCTCCACTCACTCCACTTGCACCTGATTCATCTACTTCTCAAATCTTTTTAACATTTGCAATACCTGCAACTACTGCGGCTGCAGCTGCAGCAATACCTAAAGCAGGACCTACAATAGGAATTCCTGCCATAGCAGAGTATGCGCTATTTGCTGCTGAATAAGTGTCAATTAATGCTTGAGCAGTAGCAAATCCTTTACCTACTTTACTTTCCTCTCCTCAAATACTTGCCATACTTCCAGCAATACTAGAAGCTACAGATAAAGTACTTTGTAAAGCTTGCTGCCTTGCTTTTTGAAGATTTTGATAAGCCTGAGTATTTGCCTGTTCATTAGCTAATTGAGCATCTGATAAGGCCATATTATTCTCAGTAAGAGTTCTTTGAATTTCCTCTTTTTGTTCAGCAGTTAATTGTTCATTCATTAATTGCTGACTTAATAAGGCATTCTCTTGCTCTATTCTACCTTGAGTTAATGAGAGTAAGTTGTTATTGTATTCAATTTGAGCATTGTATTGATTCTCTAAGTCCTCTCTACTCTGATATGTAAATTTATAACCAGTCCCTTCATAATCTCCAGCCAATCCAAATGCTTTCGATATACCTTGAGTATAAGTAGTCTGAAAGGTCTGCTCTCTTGGCTCTCTCAAATTACTTGTAGAAGATAAATCTCTAATCCTTTTTAATTCAGACTGTAGATCATTCCAAGCTTTATCTGCATCTGCTTTACGCTTAGCTTCTTCATCAGCTCTAGCTTTATCTCTAATCTTTTTAAGTTCTTCCTGATGCCAAGCTTCTACCTCTTCAATTCCCCTATTATACTTAATAGCTAATGCTAATAGTCTAATATATTCATCTTCAAGTTCATCTACTGGGTCTTTATCCTCTAATCTCTTTTGAAGCCATTCATCAAATTCATTTATTACCTTCTTAGCTTCAGTAGTGTTCTTTGTAATAGTTGGAATATTAAAGAACCCACCATACTTTTTATTAGTATCTGCTACATCCTCAAATAGCTTTTTAAGCCTTTTCTCAATGTCTTTATTTAAATCATCCAACTGTTTATAAGTATTCTCTTTATTTTGCTTTGTGTACTCATAAATTGTATTTGAATAATCTTTTCAGAACATTGCTGTAGCTTTAAAAGCCTGCCAAGCAGATGCCTCTCCAAAACTTGTATCAGAAATTTGATTCTCCAGTTCAGTACGTTTATTTAAATACTCCTCATAAAGCTTAATTGCAGCCTGTTCAATAGCCTGAGCTTTTGCTCTTGCAGTTAATGCTTCTACATAATTACCAGTATTATTTACAAACGCATCTTCTGCAGTCTTTACATCAGTGATATTTAAACCAGTCTCTTTAATCTTATCTGAATATTGCTCTATAAACTTACGCTTAGCATCTGCAGAATCTCCAACCCTTTCGTAAGCTATTTGTAACTCTCTAAAGATAGCTATAGATTTAGAAGCAATCTGATTAGTAGTATCTGTAATAGACTTTCTAAATTCAGCAGCCTCCTTTTCAGCTGATTTTATTGAGGATATATACTCTATTATCTTATTAATAGCTAATCCAATAGCTGTAGCTAATGCAATTCATACAGTTACATTACCAATAGTTTTAAGTGCAGTTTTAACTTTACCTACTCCAGAAGCAGCTTGTTCTGAAGCTTCAGCCATTGCTTTCTGAGCCTCTGCCCCTTTTCGCAAAGTTGGAATGCCTTTTTCTACATTTTCCTTTAATTCAGCAAGATCTACACCTAAACGTTTAGCAGCTTTCTGCATTCTCTCTGCTGGAGTTCCAGTCTCTTTTGCTGCTTCCTTTAAAAATTCAGCAACTGTAGTAAATGTAGGTTTTACTTCTTCAAAGGACTTTTTTGCAGTTTCTCCTAATTTACCTATAATCGGAATCGTATTAGATACACTCTTATTAGTAGCAGATATTTCAGCAGGAGTGCCCATTACTCCTTGAATCATACCTCCTTTAAAATTAATATTGGTGCCTTCTAAATCCTTGACTACTTTAGAGATATTACCTAATTCAGTTCCAACATTACCAACAGATGTGCCAATGCCATTAAGCTTAGATGCATCAATCTGATTAAGATTTTTGGCAGCATTATTCAACCCTGTATTAAATGGAGAGATAAAATCAGTTAATTTCTTAAACCAATTACCTAAAGTAGGCAATTCTTCTAATAAATCTTTTATACCTCCCACACCTTGTACTAATGCAATAGATGACTGTAACTTAACCATTACTTTAGTTAAATCTTCAGATTCTTTCCCAAATAAAGTAATGGCAGCTGTTGCAGCTCCATATCCACTGGCCAAACCAGTGGATATTTTAGCTACACTTTCAAACCTTTGAGCAGTAGTTCTTGAAGATCTTGCTATCTGCTCATTAATTTTATTGAATTCTGATTGTCTCTTACCAAGTAATGAAAGAGTTTCATTATATTCCTTAGTACCAATCTCTAAATCATTCAGCGAATTAGTTAATGCATCAATATCTTTCTTTAAAGAGTTTATTGACTTATTACTTGACTTAGTATCAATACTAATAACCTTTTTAATTTCTGTTTGTGCCATTATATTGTAATATTTTTAACAGTATCTTCTGTTAGTGTTAAATTCTCTGTATATTTAACTGTTCCTGTAGGTCCATCAGTCACTTCAAATTTAAACTGAACACCTTTTTGAGCATATATTCTATAATTTCCATTATCCTGCATATAAGCCACATTCAAGAAGTTATCGTTTTCTGTAAGTATCTGATTTACCCCAGTTGGTATAGTGCCACTTGGAGTTTCTAATTTGCCTGTAATAAGAACAGCTTTATTTGGGTCTGGAGTTTGAGTAAACATACATTTAGGACCATCTACGCCTCCTTGTTTATAAAGACTAAAGTAGAAACTCCTTTGATTATATTTAGTATTCTCATTATAAGTAACTGTTAATTCTGTTTCTCCAGGTTGCCCAGATTCAGGTGTAATGCTTACAATTTCATTTGGACTATATCATCCTAATTCTCAAGGAATATTAGAAGTAACTGTAATCTTTTTAGTCCCAGCTTTATAATCTACAACTGGATCTGAATCATCAAATGATATATATTCACCTAGATTTTGAACTCCAGCTAAATAACTATTAATATCTTGAACTTTAATAAATTCACATCTAACTGTAGAATCTGAATTAATATCATAAGCATCAATCTTATTAAGTATCCAGTAAGAATCTTCAAAATAATAGAACTGTCTAAGTAAATCATACTTAACATCTAAATCATCTAATCTTACAAAGCAGGTAACTTTTTTAGTATTTACATCAAATTGATCATTATAAAATTCACTTCAGAATCTACTATAAATAGTACTTCCGATATTATAAGTTATATCATCAATATAAATCTCTTGTGGTAATCCAAAATCTCAAGAAGCAGTAACATTAGAGGACGAAACGGTATACCTTGTAAATTGAGGTAATACAGTTCTCTTTATAGCAATTTTATTCCCACTAATATCTTTCTCACTTTTAGTAGATATATAACACATTTCCTGATCATTTAATATGTTCATTTCTGTAAGATCATCTGTAATTCAATATGTTACTTCATTTCCTTTTACATCAGTTAAAGGAACATTACCGTTAAAGAATACTAGGGATTGAGAGATATCCTCTAAAGATTCCTCATTACCATCAATTGAGAAAAATACATTTTTGGCAAATATATCATTACCTGCGATTTTATATCATTCTGTGGTTTTAGAGGGATCTATAAAATTAGCTCCGTATAACTCTTGATCTATAGTCTTAAGTTCAGTAGTGCTATTATTAAATAATGTATAGGTAATATTATCATTCATAAATGCAGGAACTACAAGGGAAGAAGAATTGTAAAAATTTCTAAAATATTTATTTCTCCATCTTGCAGAAACTATATTTTCATATATATTATCACTATACAGTTCAGTTGTTTCAGAATTAAAATTATAACCAGTATTTAATCTTTGTTGACCATATAATATAGAATATTCCTTATTGTATTTTTTATAAAAATAAGTTTCTGGACCTTCAGAACTCATTCTATATCACTTCTTATCAAATAATATTGGATTTACATTGAAATCTTTAGAATAATCTATTCTCTTACTCCAATCAGAGATTATATTCTTAAAGAAATTATTTCTAGTATATATTCTGATTGTTTTACTATCAATATCTTTTGTAAAATATAACCCAAATAGTTTTGCATAACTCAATAAGTAATCAGCAGGAGATTGTTCTGTTTTTAATAATAATTTTTTAGTTAATAATGCATTACTTTGAAGTACCTCTGTAGAAGTAGTAATTTCAATGGGAGAAGTAAGATCTACTATAAGATCTCCTTTTGGAATAGCTTGGTAATCCTCTCCTCTTTCTATTACTTCACTTAATAATCCAGTAGGTCTAACACTATTTCCAGTAGATCATACAACATTAAGTTTAATTTTAATTTTATTAATTGGAATTTTAAAATTTGTAATATTAATAACAAAATCATTAGTTAATGAAGAAGTATCATAAAATACATTATTTTGAAAATACCCAAAATGATTAACCCCATTAGCTATAGGATGTGAGTAGGTTCCTGAATTTGTAAATCTATGTATTTCAGAAGTATAAATAGTATCATCTACTTCATTAGTAATTGTTAGCCAAACATCAGCGTATCCTCTATATGCTGAATAAAAAGGAGGAGCAGAGGAGCTAAAATACCTTCTAAATCCAAAAAAATATCTATCCCCAACATTTCCTGCAGTTCGATTAAACTTTAACTTAAAATAAAAAGTTGTAGAAAGGCTTTTTCTAAATCCAGCCTCACTTAAATCAATTATTCCAGAATCGTAAACAATATCAGGTGATGCAATGGATAATTTTAAAGGACTTGATGTAGATTCTCCTTTATTTATACCTACCTGATAATTATATTTACTATCTTCTACTAAAAAGCCAGATTCTGTTACATCTGCTTCGTCACTTACTAGATTAGATAATAAAGGTAAAGCTACAAAGGATTTACTTCAATACGGATTATTTCAATTAAAAAATGAAGGATCAAATACTACATCATATCCAGAATTCTCTTTTCTACAGATAGTTTCAATTAACTTACTCAATTTTAAAGCTGGCCTCTGCATATAACTTCTAAGATCTCTCATCTCCCATTCTGTATATGCTCTATTTAATTTAGCTAATCCATACCCATTATAAGGTGTATATGTAACTCCTGAATCTGTCTTACTAGTAGGAAATATACTATTTTCATTAGTATTTATTAAACAACTTTCATTATCAAAATCTTCATATAAACCATTATATGCTGGAATAAATGTCAAATAATCATATATTTGACTTCCTTCATTCGTTTTACTTCAGTCAAAACAAGTATTTACAAAATCTTTGTTAATATAAAAATTAAGTTCAGTATCAGCAGGAAGTGTATTTCCATCTTCATCAGTTACAAAGTATTGTAAATCAGCAAGAGTCCTAATAGTACCATCTTCTTTATATTTAAGTCCATAGAAGAAATCTCCTAATCCTCCATATAAAGTAATATTATAAGTAATGACAGCTTGTTTTATAGATATACTATTTAATTGCATATATCCAGATTCAACTAAATAGCCATTATTATAGATTCCAAAATCAACTCGTTTTGAAGGATCAAAATATACTCCAGAGAAATTACCTTCTTTTATATGGAGAAATCTATCTAACTTATAAATCTCTCCAAAAATCTTATTATTATTCTTTGTGCCAGGTATAGAAATCGTTTTACTAAACGAGTTCTTGACTATAGTGGGGTTTTGGAAATCCTCAACTGTATAAGTTATAGGAAGACTAATTCCCTCACTACAGTCAACCTCTTTATTTGCAATAAATAATTTAATATTCTTTCTCATTTTATTTTCTATATTTATCTTGAGAAGCTTCTACATTAATTGTATAATAGAACTTGTTTTTACCTTGATTAGTATAAGTTTTATATTCGCAATTTGTATCAGTAATCAATACTGGAGTGATAGTATTATCTTTAAGATTATGCAAATATACTTTAGTACTCTCAATTAGATTAAACATCTTAGAAGCTTGAATATCATTTAAATAACCAGTATAAAGAACCCAGCTTGAAGTTATAGTATTCAAATACTTATTTCTTGCAAACTCTTGTGATGTATTTAATACCTTACGAGTATATGTTTCAGATTTAATCTCATCATTCTTTTTAACATTACCCTCAACAAGTAATGAATCCCATCCACCTGCTGAATTAGTATAATATAATACATAATCTTTACCTGTAGTATCTATATCATATCTAATCTGTCTATCACTAATATTTCCGTCTTCTACAAATCCTACTATTAAATAGCTCCCACAAGGCCATAGTTTATTGCTTAAATCTTCTGTATATGTATACCCATTAATTCCAGAATTTAAACTAATATCCATAGCAGATTGTACTCCATCCATATAAAAGAATCTATTAATAACTCCAGTTCCAGTTGGTAGAATTCAACTTGATACTAAATACTGCCTGGGATCAACTAAACCAGTAATAGGATCACTTAACATAGCGCCTTTAGTTAGATCTCTATCTTTATAACTCCAGTCATTGAAGAAAGTAATTGGTTTTTCATTTCCACTAGATGTCATCAAAGTAAATGGTTTCAAATATTCTGGAGATATTATAGTTTTAGAAGTATTAAATATAATACCGTTAGATAGATAATTTTCAGCAACATTATTTAATAAAAACTCTACTCTATCAGTTTCAGGATATTTATAAGCTTTTCCAGCATAGACCGTATCCCCTGCATAATCTAAATGATATTCAATAAAATCTGAACTAATAATCTCTTCCCAAACATAATCTTTCCAAATAGGAGATATATCAGATTTAACAGATTGTGTAATATTAATAGATAAATTAATAATACTTGAACTATTCTTTATAACAGATACTCCAATAGTTGCTTGTCTAGAAGATAAACCTGAATTTTCTGCAATGTTCAAACTAATAGTTGCTACACCTTGAGGATTCACAGTTATCTTCTGTCCACTAATCCAACCTACAGGAATGCTAAATACAACATCATCTAAGTTGTTTGAGCCTGTACCAGTTATATTTAATGTAGATGCAGTTCAACTTACTTCATAATTAGTATTAGGAATCATTAAAGATGTTGCAGCTTGTTTAATTGGAACTGTAGCTTCAAGATTATAACCTCCAGAAGTTGTTGCAGTAACCATTGCACTAAACTCCAAATTATTAGTAGTTTTATTCTCTGGAACAGTTAATACAAAATAGTTATCAACACTATCCTTTTTAATATTACTAGCTTGTGGACAGGTAACATTAAATGAAGTAATAGTTTCTTCTGTTTTAGTTGTACTTAAATGAAATTCTTCAGTAACAAAAGCAGCTGCTCCATAAGTTCCAGAAGAAGGAGTTACTACTAACTTTAAATCTTCAGGAGTATTACTCTTTTCAATCTTAAAGCCATAACTATAACTAATAAATTTATTAGTATCATAATAAGCCCCTAATTGGATAGTTGCAGTTAAATCAGTATTTCATTGAGTATTAGCTCTTACTGTAACTTTAAACTTAATAGAGCAAGAATCTCAATCCAGAACTTCCATATTAACTAAAGCTGTAGCATTAACAACTGCTGCATCTCATTTAATAATATCTGATCTATTTAATATATACTCTACTGTATATTCTCCACCAGTATTTGGTACTTTAATGGTGCCATTAGCAGGATAATATCCAGGAGCTTTACTATGTAAATTAATTGGTAAATCTTCCTCTAATAAAGCAGTAGTAATGCCTCTAGGATAAAAATGAAATACAGTAGAAGAATCAGTAGTTATTGTTGTAGGAGATAAAAATTGTATTGTACATCCTTCTTTACTTGGATCCTGTATAGTTACATTTAAAGGCCCTTCTTCAGTATAATCATCTCCCCAAGTCCAATAATCATATTCTCCAGTAATTCCCCATCCAGGATTATTCCATTTAACAGGAAAACTCCTTGATGCATTATATATTCCTAATTTACTTGGTATAAATGCCATTTTTAAAAGTTTTTAAATAAATAATAATCTACTTGTCCTTGTAAGTCTTTAGTTATAGCATCATCAAGAAGTTCCATATAGTTGTTCTCTATATATTCTAGAGTATTAGCAAGTGGATGTTTTCCTTGAGTTCCTTGAAGATGTATCTTTCTTCCAATTAAATATGCAAGTTGATCTACAGTAGGTAACTTGCCATTATAAGGTCTTGGAATTACTGGCTTAGTTTTAATCCAACTCTTTATATCAGATAATGGAGGAAATTTACCAGCAGCTCTGCCTTCTTCAACATATTCTCAATAATCTAATAAGCTAAAATTAACCTCATAGTCTCCATCCTGAGTCTCAACTATATAGTTTAAACTATTACCTAATGCTCCAGTGTCATCAGATCTGGTTTTAACTAATTCCTGTCTATAAAGAGAAATTATAAGATCTCCTCACTTCCTTAATAGCTCACTTAAATTTGAGAACTTTAATTCTTGAATATTCATTTTTGTTAAAATATATTATTTTATATATTAGTAGCTAATGAAAATAGGGAGGTTTACTCCCTATTTTATATGTAACTTTTTTATATTATATTAGTACCAAATATGAGTAAAAAGGTTACAGTTAATGTTTTCTTTTTCATTCTTCAATCTGTCTATTTTCTTCATTAGCTTTATCTATAACATAGCATATAAGATTCAGGAACTCTTTAATCTGCATATCATATATCTGATGCCAATTAAATCTGGTAACTTCACTTACCTTATCTATTCAGATAATTCAGCTTCATTTTTGAGTAAAAGGATTAATCGTCTCGTCTGTATTAAGCTCTCCAGAAGTTTCCTCCTTTCCAGTTTGTCCTTGGTTTTCCTTAGTCTCTTCTTCATCTCCCTTTCCGAAGAGTGTAGGGTACTCAGCGTTGATACTTGCAATAAGTTTACAAAAAAAAACATTATGTCTGAAAATATATCTATTGTTAGATGGGTATTTAAGAATTCTGCCTCATCAATAGGGTCATAATCTTCTCCATACTTCTTTCCATTAGGTAGCAAGAAACAAGCTGCTAGATTAGGCATAAAATCATCATACTGCTTATAAAAATTCTGAAAGTCAATATATTGACTGGCCGTCATCTTATTAACATTAAAAAAGACTTTATATTCTTTATTACCAATATTATAAGTAGTTTCTGGAGTTTTTGGCTTATATGGAGTCTCTATAAATTTAAGATTATTTATAAATTCTTGCAGCTTGTTTACTTCCATATTAGTTATATCTTCTATAGGTATATCACTAAGTACGGATACCATAGCTAAATTCATATCTAATTCATTTTCCCAGTCTTTTCGTATTATCTCAAACAGTCTTTTATAATGAGATAAATCCATTTCATTCCAATTCTTTATCATTATTTAATTGCAATATTATAAGTTCCTTTATTTGTATTTAAAGCATCATAAGCTAACATTAAAGATATACAAGTATCATCATTAAATCCAGATGGAGCATTATATGATACATTTCCAGTCTTTGGATTATAACTGGCTTCATATAGTCTTAATTCATTTAATAGTTTATCATCCTTTAAAATACCAATCTTTTCGTTTTCTAATGCCGCTTGTAGCTTATTTACAATAGCTGCCTTAGACTTATTAGTAGTTAAAAACTTAACTATCCGTAATTTAGGATTCCTTTTTACAAGAATATCATAAAACACTGAACCTATTGAGTTTTGTTCGACTTGAACTATCTTTATAAATCCCTGATACTCAGTAAATATATTTGTCAGTAAATCAACTTGTTCTGTTGGAGTTTTGTCGTTAAAATACTTTATAAAGACCATCTGCCCATTTTCATTTAAAGCTGTAATACAAGTATAGTCTTTACCAGAACCAGTAGCCCAGTCAACTCCAATATAGAGATTATGATATTCAGGTTTTTTATCAATTATACAGTTAGCTATATTATTAAATAGGCAACCATCATCATCTGCAAACTCTCCAAGATATTCAGTTCTAAATTTATTTTTGGAGGTTGTAAGGCGATACATTTCAAGTTTATCCTCACTTAACAGCATAGAAGTATCTTCTAATGCTCAATCAAAGGATTGATAATATTTACTAAAATTACCATCAAAGCCCTTTTTAAAGCATTCATAAAAGAATCCTTCTCTAAACCTTGGAGTACTAATTATAAGTATTGGAGCATTCCATACATCAGCGATAGGTGTTAAAATTTCGTATACTTCATCTGATATATAAGCTGCTTCGTCAATTACTAATATTCCACTAACTGTAAATCCTCGTAATGAATCTTTTTGCTCAGCAGATTTAAATAGTATTTCACTCCCATTAGTAAATTCAATCTCAAGCAAAGATTCATTCTTTTTCTTAATAATATCTGTGCCATCTAATGCCTTTACTAACTCTTTAAATATCTTTCTGGAGTTAGTAAGAGTTGGTTCAACAATACAGCTAATACTTCCAGGATAGTTAATTGAAAATCGTAATAGTTCATTTTCTGCCATAAAGGATTTACCACATTGTCTCTTTGCTTTTACAGTAAATATTTTTCCAGACCTATAAGAGTGCTCTAAAGCAGTATGTACCTTTAATTGATAGATAAATGGGCTATATCCTTTATATATTTTTGTCATTGTTAATTGGATCTCCAAATTTAAACTGGACTTCATTATTCTGAATAGCTACAATAGTCTCAGGTTGATTTAATCCAAACATACTATTTATAGTCTTAATAATCTCATTTGCAGCTCTAATATCTCCCTTACTAATAGCAGTATCCAGTAATGATTCCAATCTTGATAATTGTATATGTCTAAGATTTTTTATAAGGTTATCATTCTTTTCAGCAATTATCTTATAAGCTTCTCCAATATATCTTGCAGCCGTTGATTGGCTTACATTATATTTACTTTGAAGTTCTTCACTTACTTTATTCCTTGACCATCCTTTATTAAATAACCTTGCAGCATAAAGATATTTAGTCTTTACTTCGTCTATTTGTTCCTTTTCTACCTCTGCCTTTTTCGGTCTCCCTACTTTCTTCTTTATTTGCTCCTTCATCCTCAATAGTTTTTAGTTTTTCAACATATTCAAAGTAGTAAACTCCAAGTCTCTTTATAAGGTTAAGAACACAAGTTCCGCAGTTTATATTCATTTTATATGGCTGCTCTATTAGTTCCTCATAAATAGCTCTCATCCTTTCAGTATCTTCTTTTTGGATGTTACGACAATAGTTAGCTCTAACAGCACATTTAAACCTATTATCGAATTTACTTAAATATTCATACTGTTCTTTTGTTAATTCTTTCATTTTTATTTAAAATATATTATTTTTAATCCAAGTATTTATAAACTATATCTATTAGTTTGGTAATCATATCTTTAATTAGAATCATACAATCCTTTATAACTGGAGTCATAAATGCGATTAAAGCAATATATGCAATCATTAAGAAGCTTAATTGTCCAGTTACTAAGATATATAGTAAACTTGCCCACCAAGTACAGCATAGAGAACATCCAAATAAAGGTATAGACCAATCAGTATATTTAACTCCAGGATATAGTTTACTTCATACCCATCTATTTGCCTTGTCCATAGCTCCAGATAAATCAATACAGAAGACAAGAATAATAGCTATAAAAAGTATGCTTAACATAATCTCTCTCTTATTTGTTTAATAAATCTCTGAATAGTCGTATGACTAATTCCCAGAATCTTCCCAACTTCTCTATAACTTCGATATTCAGCATATAAGATAATTATGGTCTTATCTGCTCTATTTAATGCCTCTCATTTCGGATAAATTGCAAGTAATCTATCATCCATCTCTGTAAAGGTATCTATTTCAAAGTTATACTCAATTAATAAATCATCAATATTAATCTTCTGCTTCATAATACTTTCATTTAAATCCTTTTGAAGTTAATTGTCTTCCTTTTAAACAGGCAATAATGTTTGATATAATAAATCCATTTCTCTTTAATTCATTTATTGAAGGTCATACTTTAATAATATTGTTATCTATATCTAACTGCACAACTCGCTTGGAACTTTTATTATTCTGGCAGTTTTTAACAAAATTATTAATTCTATTGCCGTAAGTAAGATTATAAGACCTTGTACATCATTCTAAGTTTTCTATAACATTATTGCATTTATTTTCATCAATATGATTTATTTCACAATAACTGTTAGGATTTGGAATAAACGCTTCTGCTACTAGCCGATGTATATAAAAATTTTTTCTACCTTGTTTATTATATAAACAAACAAAAGAATATCCACTATTGGATCGCATAGGTTTAATAACTCCTCTAACACTTTTAACTCTGCCTAAAGTGCTAATCTGGTAGTTCGGGTAATTCGTTATATTCTTCCAGGTCTCCATCATCATTAATTTTATCTGTTATAAAAATATCATAATATCGTTTATATGCATAATAGTATCTGCTATTCTTACTGAACCAGTTGTTTTTAAACACTCTTACAATTCAGTATTTTAATTCATTTTTGGCCAATAAACTATTTAATTTGGCATTATCTGTTTCTAGTAAAGCTAGAAGGCAAATTTGAAAACAATCATCATCCATCCTAAATTTAACCTTTAGCTCTAAGCAGAATTCATAATATTTGGTAAGTATTTCATTATTCGTCATTTCTTATATAATTACTAAATTCCGTATCTACATCTATTTTAATTGCTTTCTTTAAAGATAACTCTGTTTTTAAAGAGTATTTATATTCTCCTCCAAAATCAGTTGTACTTCTTCCATATTTCATTGAATCTTTAATAAAAGCTCTTTTTACATCTTTATAAATATAAACTCCATCATCAAATATAATGACTAATATAGAGTTACATTTACTAAGTATATCAAACTTATCCCTGTTTATAATTGTAGTTGGATATTTATCGGATTTAAATCTTCTCCTTTTAACTTCAATTATATAATCTATATTATTCCAAGTAAATGTTCCATCATATCTGGAATAGTCGTCTTTACATCATTCTATTTCTATATTATATTTATCTTTAAATAGATTCTTTATAAAGACTAGGCTTCTTATATCTGTTTTCATTATCTTACATTATGAATTTTTAAGGTTACATCACAATACTGTTCATATAATTCAGATACTTCTGAACTTCCAGGATTATGCCACATTACAGAGTCTAATTTATGCTGGAGTTCTGCCTGTTCTAATCTAAGCTCAAATGTTTTAGTTTGGTAGTCTCCATAAGCATTATATACTCTAATACCAGCTATAATAAAGCTAAGTACTAATAATCCAGCTAATATTTTATTTATCTTTTTCATAATTAAATATATTAGAAAGAAATACCTAAACCAAAAAACCAAGAGGATTTCTTTACCTTTTCATTGGTTTCAATCTCCTTTAATGCCTCATTACATAATTCTTGAGCTTTCTCAATAGAACCATCTTCAGTAATCTTACCATCTAATATATCAAGAAAATATTCAAGTGCTTCAATTTGTTTAGTTTTCATAATTTATAAAGTTTAATTGTTAATATTATGTCTTTTATTGTAATACAAAAGTAATAAAATATTTTTAATTCTCAAAATATTTTGACAATCATTTTTATTAAAAATCAAAAATATCTTTATTATCATATTCAATATCCTGCTTTCTATCTAATCCAAATAAACCAGCAAGTATATCATTGTAGATATTATTAGCCTTTGGACTTAAATAAAGCTTATTCTTTACAAAATAAACTGTCTGCTTATATAATTTATTATCTGAAGGAGTTGAAAGAACATTCTTAATAGTTCTAATATTTTGCTCATTTAAATGTACTACTTCATTCTTAATAAATTCTTCATATCTTATCTGGTAACCATCTTCTACTTTATCTAAGTAAAATCCATATTCTTTCAGCTTATTAAGCTTATTATTTAACAAATTATATGTAATACCTAATTCTGAGGCTATATCTTTCTTATTTAATCTAATTTTTAAAGTATCATCAAATGCTAAACTTCTAATTCTTAAGGCAAGTCCTAATAAATTGAGATCCTTATCAATATTATTTATTACAAAATCCAATTTAACCATAAAAAATGTATTTATTATTGATTTATAGGTATTAGTCTTTATAACATTACCATTATCTTTAATTATAACTTTAGTAGAACAGTCTAATAACTCTGATTTATAAAGATGACTATTCATCTTCTTAATATAATCTACAGAGCATTTTAAACACTTTGCAAAGTAATCTCTTGTGTATACTTTATTCTGAAGCTGTATATAAGACTGTAATGCCATATAATATGCTTCTTTATCATTCAAATCTTTTACTCGTTTGTCAATTTTTAAATAAATCATAGTGCTAAAATTTTTCTGGAACGAAAGCTCGAAGAGCTGAGTCCTATAGTATTACTTTTATTATAGTATTACTTTTATTAATGGGTACTGAATCGACAGGTCGGTCGGGTACTGAATCGATATATGTCTAAAAATAGGGTTTGGGTAGCTAATCCAAACCCATTTTAGCACTAATAAAAGTAGTGATTACTTCTAATCACAATGCAAAGATAACATTATTTTTTTAATCTACAAAACATTTACAAGAAAAAATTAACTTTTTATTAAAAATATT